ATTCCTGTTTATTAGGTATTATAGCAAATTGTGTGTGATTTCAATATGTTTAAAGCAAGGGGAATCTGTGGTGGATCATCCCCTCGCAAGTCTAATGTATAGACTATTTTTTAGATTTTGTCAACTTAACACCTTTAAACCAAGCAGGTGCACCTAATAAAGGTCTTTTGTCTAAATAATTTTCTTTAGCTGTTTTTGAATTAGCTTTGTTATAATGTAAAAATACTTGTCCACAATTCTTACCTTTAAATTCTTCTCTCCAATGTTCAAGATCACAGCCAGAATATATTAACATATCTCCTGGTTCTAATTCTACTTTAATACCAGCTTGACCTTTTCTACCTGTTGGATCAAGATATATTGGCCATGAGTCACCACCTAAATTTAATGTAGTAGATATTTCACATGAGTATCTATCTTTGTGTCTAGCTAATACATCTCCTTGTTTATAAATCCTTGCGTAAGAATAAGTTTCACTTAACTTTAATCCTGTATGTTTTTCCATTACAGGTTTTACTTCTTGTAATAAAGTTTCCATTGCAAGATCACCATAATGTGAATAAGTATTTGGCACTTGATTATCATTCCATACACCAAAGTATTCTGTAAAAGGCGATATATATCTTTGATCAAATAAAAATTTTGCAACTTTTCTTTTATTTAAAAAATATTTGTAAACAAACTCTGCTAGCTCTGGTGAGATAGCTTTTTTTAACACTGTGTATTTATTTTTTTTAAACGACATTTAATACTCCTTTTGGTATTGCTTGGCAGTTCCAATGTATAAATCTAAATGGACTATAACCCATATCTACAATGTACTGATGAGGTAAATATGATGGAAAAAATATCATTCTACCTGGTTTTACTTGATAATTAATTTGTGATGACGCGTGTGTTACTTTTGTCTTATCTTTTTCTGGTAAAAGATTCATAAGATTACCTGGTCTTGGGTCTTCAAACAAAGGTAAAGAAGTGCTTTCATCTGCTTTTAAAAAATAAAAACCAGATATGTGACCATTCCAATGTGTATGCAAAGTGTGGTGTCCTCCACCTTTTTTTGCAAATTCTTGTACCCATAATTCTGTAGTAAATACTTGATAGTTTGTTAAATCAAAACCCATTTCACCTAATAAATTATGTGAAGTTGCACTTACATAATTTTGTAACTCCGCAAACTTAGAGTCTCCTATTAATGATGTAGAATGAAATACATGACCCATATCACCTTTATCACCAAATTTTTTATTACGTTTATCTATAGCTGGTTTTAAATTTTTTTTAGATATTTCAATATATGAATCTGATGCTTTATTTAAACTATTTACAAATTTAGGTTCATCTGCAAACCATATGGGACATTTAAAATATTCTTCTAAGGTTAATTGTTTTGGATAACTTACGACTTCTTTTTTTATTTTTTGTTTTTTAACTTTAGCTTTTTTCTTTTTCATATTTTTCCTTTATTTAAATGGCCATCCTAAGTTCCAAATGACTAAACTTTTTCTTTCTCCACTTTTTACTGGACACACCCTATGCCACACAAATGATGGAAATACAACTAAAGATCCTTTAGGTAATATTTCTTTACATTTAACTGGTTTTCTAGGTTTATCTGGATCTAAATTTCTAAAATCAAATTCTAATTCCCCACCTTTATATTCTTTAGGATCAGATAAAGTTACAGTAACAGATAGTTTTCTAATCTTACCATGTGATGGATCATTGGGATGTTGTCTTATATAAGGTTTATCCCAACTATCACAATGCCAATCATAGTATTGTCCTTTTACATATTTTGTAAACTGACAAGATTCACTAAAATCCCATTCAAAATTCCAGCCAGCATTAGCATTTGCTTGATGAATATATGGTTGTATTTCTTTATAAATCCACCTATCATTCATCCAAACAATATTAGAATTTCTTTTCTTTTTTAAATCTTTTATTTGTTTTTGATTTAATTTTTTATCACCATACCCACCAGTAACTGCCATTTGATCTTGTAAAGATTTTCCGTATTTAGCAATATCATCACAAATCCTATGAGGAATTGCTGATTGAAAGTACCAGTAATAATTAGTTAAGTTCATATATCTTTATAAACTTAATATAACATTCCTTATGATATTGTCAATGTCCCAGAAACTGTAAATGTAGCTAACTTGTCACCACCTGGGTGTGTAGATGTTGAATTTGTTCCTGGAGATACTGCTAAAGTAGTAGCACTAGGTGCTCTAACAATAACTATACCTGATCCACCTGAACCTTGAGTTGCATTTCCTCCCGGACCATTATCATTAGCAGCTCCACCACCTCCACCACCAGTATTAGCTGTTCCGTTAGTTCCATTACTTGTTGAAGGAGCAGTATTTGATTTACCACCTGCACCACCACCTCCGGCTCCACCAGCTCCAGGAGAAGCAGTTTTATTATCACCTTGGGCTGCTCCACCACCACCTCCAGCATAAGTTGTAGCGGGTCCTAAAATTGTATTTGGTGCACCTGCACCACCAGCTCCACCAGCACTAGGAGGAGCATTACTTCCAGCTGATAGGGCTCCACCACCTCCACCACCAGCAAAAACTCCTGGGACAGTAGCTTCGTTAAATCCACCACCACCAGGATTACCTTGTGGAGGATCTGTTGGAGGAGTGTTACCAGCTCCACCTGGAGGTCCTCCTGTAAAATTATCACCACCACCAGAAGCACCAGGATTATTAGCTCCACCACCTCCATTAGAAGTAATAGTTGAAAATGTTGAAGGAGTTCCACCTTGTGATCCCGAACTGTCTCCAGTTCCTCCAGCTCCAATTGTAATATCATAAGGTCCTATTTCTAATTGTAGTGCAGATCCTTGTAATGGACTTGGACCATAACCAGAAGCTCTATAACCTCCGGCACCACCTCCACCACCTGCTCTGTTACCTGCAGCTCCACCACCACCGGTACCACCTCCACCTACTACTAAATAATCTATAGGTACTAAAAATTGAGGCCATGTTCCTTGTTTCTTAGATTGAAATTGACTTTGCATTGACCACACACCACTTGCTTTATTTAATTCTTTTACGATAACTAATCCTGAACCACCATTAGATGCAGCTGAAGGTCCTTTAGCACCACCACCTCCACCACCTGTGTTACCAGTTCCAGCACTTCCTGTTTGTCCTGAAGGACTACCACCTCCACAACCACCAGCTCCACCACCGCCAGCTCCACCACATCCTTTTGTAGTAAAACCTCCGCCACCACCACCGCCACCGACGGCTGATATAGGTGCCCCTGGATATGTTGATGAAATTGTTAAACCTGCTCCACCATTACCACCTAAACCATTTGTAGGTCCTGGATTTGTTACAGGTGTTCCAGCAGATGATTGTCCTCCACCTCCAGCTCCTGCATTTTGCACCCCCTCTGATGTATTACCACCAGCATTTCCTTGACCACACACACCTGTTCCTCCTGTATGAGGTCCTGTTGGTGCCGGGTCTCCAGTATCTTTTGCTTCACCTGCTCCACCACCTGAACCACCTGCTTTACCTGGTCCACCACCTGGAGCGTAAGTATTTCCACCTCCTCCACCTCCACAAGAAGTGTAAGTTGTTGATCCTATAACTAAACTTGAATTTGTTCCTGTTGTACCACATGCTGTAGTTCCTGGAGCACCACCTCCGCCACCACCTATAGTAACAGCTCCTAAAGCACTAGCACCACATACATTTACTTCCAGACATCTAACTCCACCAGCTCCACCTCCACCACCAGCTCCTGAAGCAGGGCCTCCACCACCGCCTCCGCCTCCACCACCAACGACTAATATATTAGCTACTCTTGTTCCTGGTTGTGTTGTTACTGCACTTGGTGTGCTTGATGTTTTAGTTGTGATTGTATTTTTTCCAAACGAAGTATTATTCGTTTTTCCAATTACTCCACCGTTTGATGTACCGCCGCCTCTAGGCATTTAGTGTCCTCCTATTCGGACACCCAAGCTGTGCCATTCCAATCGTATTTGGTAGGTGTTTCCGATGTATCGTTTGATTTAATTGCTTCCCAACCTTTAGTGTTGTCAGCATTGTATTTTGTGTCGTTCCAAGAAATTATATAAATAACATCACCGTCTTCTGTAACTGTTGGATAAGTTATTGGTGCTTGCCAATCATCATTATCATCTAATGACCATGATTGAAAAGGTTGTCGTGATAAAAATTTATCTTTTACAGGATCATAAACATCTCCAATACCTGCATATTTTTTTCTAAAATTATGATTATAAGAAGTTTGTTTCCAAATACCACCTTTAAAAAAATTAATACACCATGTTTCTCCATCAACATGCATATCAGATGGTACTTCGTCATTTGCAACTACAACAACTCTTTGTACTACTTGATGTGCATCTGACGTAAATCCTGTTGGATCTGTCATTGCTTTTAATTCTGCGAAATGTGCCATGTTATTCTCCTTAAAAATTATATTTATATTCTATGCTTCTGATATTGTCAATGTTCCAGATGCTGTAAATTTACCTAACTTATCTCCACCAGGGTGTGTTGATCCCGTAAATGCAGGACTTGGTGTACCTGATAAAGCAAATTCAGAAGGCACTCTTACAACAACAATACCTGGACCACCATTTGCTCCATTATTAAAATTAGGACCAAATCCAGCAGCTCCACCTCCACCACCAGTATTTGCTGTTCCTGCAGTTCCAAGATTATGAGGTGAACATGATCCACTACATCCACCAGCTCCAGCTCCACCACCACCAGCTCCACCTGAACCACCAGCTTTAGTACCACCTCTACTATCTCCACCACCGCCACCACCACCAGCGTATGTT